CTCCTGTGGGTGGTGTGGTTACTTCGGCTTTCGGGGTTTCTTCAGCGGATTTACTGGGAGCATTCCCTTCGGTACGTTTTTGCGTATCAGGCTTGGGAATTGGGGCAGTATTTTTGGGGTCTGCACCGGTTGCGGCCCCCGTACTGACAGGCGGAGTTTCGACATTGGAGGCTCCCTTCAAGGTGTCGTGAAGCGCGGTGTACGCGGCGGTGAGTTTGGGGTCGCCCTTGGCTGCCTCAACCATACTGGCAGCCTGCGCAATAGCACCAGCGGTGTCACCCGAGTTGAACGTGCGGATGACTGCATTGATGGACTCGGCCTTGACGAACTTGCCGCCGGGAGAAGCCTTGACAGCCTCCCAGACGGCCTGAGAGTTCACCCGCTGCGGGCCGGCGTTCGCCGCCTCGAACCGGATGTTGAACTCTTTCTGTGCGACTGCAAGGTCAGCGTTCGCCGACTTCCAGTCGGCATCGCCTTCCGTCAGTTTATCCACCCGGTCCTGTGCGTTCTGTACCCGCGTGGCCAGCTCCGCATCGGTGAGGCTGTGGTACTTGGTATTCCGAACTTTCGGCGGTGCAGCTGGCGGCGGAGGTGCAGTCGGCGGAGCGGCAGCGGCCGGAGCTGTAGCCGGTGCAGGCGTCGATGTTTCCGGTGTCGGGCGAACGATCTGGCCAAACCGGCGGGCCAGCCCTTCCGTGTCGTTGGCTTCAACGAGCTTCTGAATCTCTGCGGCGCGGGCAAGTTCCTGTTTCGTCGGCGCTGTGGGGGCAGCTGCACGAGGCACCTCGTTCCCCATGTCGTCCATGATGTTGGCCGGGAGCTGGCCGTTGGCTACAGCGTTCTGAACCTGTTGGCCCTGTTCCGCCGCGACGCGACGAGCTTCAACATCCGCAGCGTAGTTGCTTGCGAGGTTGGTCAGCTGCTCATTGGTGCTGATCCCGTTGAACTGCGTCCAGTCGACACCTTCACCACGGGCGAGACGCGCCATCTGCTCCAGACGCCACTCGCCCATCTTGGAGTCCTCAACGGAGCCCGGTGGGTGCAGCGCGGTGAGCGCACGTAAGGCTTGGTCGTAAGTCTTCTGGTCGGCGATGTTTCCGTTCTCGTCCAGCTGCGGAGGCTGGGAGAGGAACTGGATGGCAGCAACGCCGTCGGCAAGCCGGTTGTTGTGGAACATGCCAGCCACCGTACCACCCATCGCACCGCCAAGCACCAGACCTTGGGCGGACGCCTCAGCGACCCCTTGGGTGATCGGGCGGTCGAGTGCGACGTTCTGCAGCATCTGCTCCTGTGCCGACTGCGGGAGTTCTTCCAGAACACCTTCAGAGAGCACGCCGCGCCCGACACGGTTTGCGAGCCCCGGGCCTCGCTTGAACCCTTCGGTGCCGATCCTACCAACTACGGCGCTGGCAAGCTCGCCGCCGGCTAGCATCACATCCATGTCGGTGATGCCCATCTTGTTGGCGAGCTTGCCAGCGCCGTAGCCGATGGCGCCCGTGATGGCACCTGATGCGGCGCCTAGCGCCCGTTGGCCAGATGTCGTTTCGCCGCCGGCCTCTTGCCGAATCTGCTCAACCGCTTGACCGCCTGCGACAACGCCTTCGCCGATGGCAGCGCCACGCAGTGCGTTGGCGCCAGCCGCTGCCTTGCCGACCATACCACCTGCGAACATAGCAGGAATCTGCTCTAGTGCCGTATCGGCAAGGTACCCCGGACGGGAGACCATGGCGCCGATGGTGGGGAGGAATCCCTTGGTGTCCGCGACTTCCTGCGCTTGTTGCTGGTGCTGGGTGGAATACCCTTTATCCATCCACTTGCCGAGACCCTCAACGGCGTCACCGACAGCCCCGAGCGGCTTCTCAAGGAGCCCGCCCGTCGCAAAGTTCGCGATACCCAGCGCAGCCTGCGGAATCTGGACAGCGACCCCCTTGGCCAGCGAGGTCGTTGCGTCTCCGACCGTGCGGTGGAGGAACCCTGAATCTTCCTGCGGGGCCGGCATGCCGGCGGTGGGGATGACGTTCTCGTATCGCCCGGTCGCTTCATCGTAACGGATAGCCATGGAGACCTCTTTTGCCTGTTACGGCGAATGATACCCTAACCGGCGCTACTTCTTCTTGTCGTCCTTTGGAGGGGGCGCACCGAACGCCGTCAGGTCATACTCCGTCTTACCCTTGGCGCCCTTCACCATGGTTGGCATGACACCCTGCATATTGCCGTTCGCATCCCGCACGATCATGATTTCGCCGGTAGGTGTCTGCATCTTCATCGGCTTCCGTAGCTCCAGATTCGACTGGGTTTCTGCCAGAGACTTAGCTGCCGTGCTGCGAGCGCCAAGCTGTTCGATCTCGTTGGCGTTCATCATGCCGAGTTTGGTGATGTCGTGGGAGCGCCCGGCTGCAGCTGTCTGTGCCTGCGTATTGGTGTGGTAGAGGTTGGCATTGACGTTACCCATGCCGACATCGTGCTGGAGGTCTTGCCCACGCCGCTTGGTGTCCTCGCCCATCGGGGTGAACCGCTCTGCCTGATCGACCCCCATGAGCTTGGCGATGGTGAGCATCTTGCTCTGGGTGGTCATGTCCTGCGCGTTGTTGATCGTGTCGATCTGGTTCGACAGGGCTCGCTCGCGCAGGTACGCCTTCTCACGCGCCAGCGGGTCAGCGCCCGGGGCCGGAGCTCCGGCTGCAGGTGCGGGGGCTGCGATCTCATCAGCGTAGATAGGCTTGCCCCCACGGGTGCCGACCTGTGTTCGACCGGCGCCGCCCACGTACGCAGGGGCTTCACGCTCCATGCGGTCGAAATACGCCATGTTGGGCAGCGGTGCCTGCGCAGCGGCGGCAGGAGCAGGAGCAGGAGCAGGAGCAGGAGCAGGAGCAGGAGCAGGAGCAGGGGCAGGAGCAGGAGCAGCGGCTGGCTGAATACCTGCGAACCCTTGGGCGGTATCCTTGGCGAACGAGACTATCGGGTCGACCATACGACTAGATATGTCCTTCGCCGCATCGACAGTCCCAGCCACCGTACCAAAAATGTCGTTGACAGCGCCCCTCGCTGCGACCCCAACCGCTTGGCCGGGAGTCTCCACCTGAGCAGCCTGATTTGATAGTTGGCTAGAGTTATAGTCTACATATCGAGTGTAGGGGTTCTTCTGGTTCGCGACATCAGCTGCGGCACGCACCTCTTCAGATGCAGCCGCATTCCTATTGGCGACAACCCCAAACAGATCGCCAACATTTAGCGTGCTCGGGGCGGCTACCGGACGAGCATTCGTATCAGGATCGGTAGGGGCATTGCCGATATAGTTGCTTCCCGGCACTGCGGGGTTCTTCTGATTCGCGACATCGGCTGCGGCACGCACCGGAGCCGGGGGAGGCGGGGTGACTGTCGGCGGGTTGGTCATGCCGGGCGTGCCGGCCTGTTTCAGCTTAAAGTCATCCATCACTTCACCTCGTTAGAACCCGCCGCGACCGAATCCCCACGACATTGGTTGGAACATCTTGCGACGCGTGCCGCGCTTGGCACGCTCAATAAACCGATCGAATCTTACCCGCTGTTTGGAGGAACGATCCGAGTCCCCGCCGTCAGCATCCTGATTATCATACGCGATTGCGGCTGCGCCGTGAACCAGTGCCATGCGGTACTGCCGAGCCATCTCTGGCTCTCGACTCAAGGTGTCGATGCTGCACTGCACAATTGGCAGACGAACCACCCGCAGCCGAACGACCTTACCGTTATCAGCTGCAGTTGGCGTGGGGTAGAAGCGAACCACGGCAGCGCCGTCAACACCATCAACGCGCTCGTCGGTAGTCCATGCTTCGGGGGTGCCGTCCATGGCGACGCCGGAGTTGATTGCCTCCAGCCAACGAACCACTTCAGGTTCAGGCTGCTCACCGTCGAGGGCGGAGGCGGAAGCACGAACCAAGTTGGTCACACTCCCGTCGAATTTGGCCGAGATCACTGACAGCACCACCGCATTCAGCGGATATGTGTCGATCCCGGTCTCCAGCACAATCTCGGACGCCTCCGAAGAGGCGTCTCTGATCGACTGGGTTTCTTCGGCGAACTCATCATGAGCCTGTGCGATGTACTCGCACAGCGCCTCGTCAGACCACAGGTAGGGCTGCTCCGTGTCGCGGAGCTGCTCGTTGCGCAGGAATGAGAGAACGTCGTCGAAGGTGTTCATGGTCAGTCTGCCGGTCCAAGCAAGCGATACGGGAAGCGCATCTTCTTGCGGAAGTCTACCACGTTGCCGTTGCCGTCAATGCGCGGGGTCTCTTCAACAGCGTCGTTGAGGACTTCGATGACCTCAACCGGTACGATAGCTTCCTCGCCGGCACGCAGCAGGTAGGAGCGACCGTTGACGCCGAAGAACTGGCCGGTCGGCGGGATGTTGTCATTCTCTTCGAGGATGATGCGAACCCGTTTCGGTGCGGCGGGGGCGGCAGGCTTGGCAGGCTTGGCAGCCTTCTTCGATTTCGGCGCCGGCTCCGCAGCTACTTCAAGGCCCGGGCCTTCGTTTTCGTCGTCTTCGACAATCAAGTTAGCGTCAGTGTTTTCAGTCATTTTAATCTTCCTTTGAGAACGCCTCAGCAGCTTCGTCGTTGAACTCATCCTGCGGAGACTTGGGCAAAGAAGCGAGATGCTTCTTGACGAAGTTTAACACTTCTCCGCTGGTAGAGAAGGCATATTCTTTCCAAGGGTCTTTCCAAGGTGTCTTCGGCCCGGCCTTCTCATTGGCCTTGGCGACTGCCTCGTCCTTAATCTCGACGGTGTAGCCGTTCTCCAGCTTCTCAATTCTGAGTACACAATCGCTCATGGCGGATACCTCTCCTAGATGTCCCATAGAAGAAAGAGGGGGCTTGTGGCCCCCTCCCCTCACATCATCAGGCCATTTCGGCGATGATGACGAACGACTTGCTGGCAACCATCAGGGCTGCGGGGATGGTGATGTCCCCACGCGAGACGGTGCCTGCAGCGTTTGCCTGCTCAGCGACGGCGATACCGCCAGCGCCAACCAGAGTGCGGGTGCCGGCTGCGACGGTATGCAGAGCGCCCGGATTGGTCATGCCAACAAACCACTCATCTTCGATGCGGTCAGTCAGGTTGATGAAGCGCACGCGACTCGGCGCGAAGCCGAAGTTGAACACCGTATCAGCGGCAGCAACCGCGTCCGTGGTGAAGTACTGGGTGGCGCGGCTGGTGATGCCCTCATTGCGGGCGGTAGAGGTGGTAGCAATACCCATTTCAATTCTCCTTGGTTACATGTCAGGCCAGTGGCGATTACTCTTCGAGCGATTGATCGACGCTGGAATTACTTGTAGATTGTGCTCCACATGGAGGCCACATACAAGCCTACTCTGGAGAGGCACGATATGGTCTACCTCGTGCGGATTCCCAGTCAGCTCGGAGAGCCTCTGCGCCTCGACGTATACGGCAGCGATCCTGTCCCGGTCAGCCCATGCCGGAGTAGCGTTGATCTTGGCAGCTTTACGCCTCGCCAATTTTGCTGCCTCCACGTCAGCGCGAGACCTAGAGTACGTCCGCCCTGTAGACGATACACACTTTCGGCCTGCACCGGTGAACATGGGGTTGTTGATGCCCACCACCCGATCCGCCTGCTCCGCCTTATACGTCGGGCTCTCAAACAAACACCTCCGAGAGCAAAACCTATATGTTGCAGCTAGACTAGGGGGTAGCAGTTCCACCTTCCCACAATGCTCGCACCTGACCTCAACCCCCGGCACCTTGTTGGCAACCCGCCGAATTGCATATCCGCACTTCAGCGAGCAGGTTCTGATACCTTGGGCGGCACGGGATTGAGACTGCTTAAATTCAACCCCGCACACTTCACACTGCTTCACTACACCTTTGAACTTGGCCATTTCGACTCTCCTTGCGGAGAGCCTACTTTGGTCAGGGTCAATTCGTCAAGACGCATTCTTCATGCGTTATGCCGTGGCTGCAACCTCCGCCCTAATGAGGAAGGCGTCCTGAAGGATGACAGCTGCCTGCCAAGCCTTCCAGCCCACCGTACCGCGCTGGCCGAGCGGGTCGCCCGGGGACGGCTTTGGATTGACAACCATCGGGGTGATGGAGTCTTTGCCCTTGAGCGGGACAATACCGAAGGCGTCGCGTGCCATGTAGATGATCGGGTACACGTCCCAGTTGACGCCGCTGGTAGAGCGGTAGGTCGTGCCGCCGCCAGTCGCAGCACCAGAGTCAGCCCAAGGGGTGAAGATGGTGGAGGACAGGTAGCGAACCGACTCGACGGTACCAACTTCGGACTCCCAAGGGGTCGCAGCGCCGTAGTTCTTCGGGTGGATGAAGCCGGACATCTTGCGGATGTCGGTTTCAAGGTCCGGGTGCATCAGGCCGACGTACGAGGCTTCGACAGCTTCCGTGCGGTAGTTGGCGTTGGACGACAGCACCTTGGTGAATCGCTTGGCATTCTGGCGGTTCATGGCGGTCGTGATCGAACGCTGAACGTCCAGAGTCAACGGGCCAGCAACCAAGTTACGTGCACCGACCGTGGCACCAGCAGCGCCCATGCGGAAGACGTTGGTACCAGCCTTCAGGACGTTGTAGCGGATGGTCTCGATGGTGTATGCAGCCTGTTCGCCGAGGATGTCGGTGGCTTCGGACAGGATTGGGTCTTCGTGAGTGTCCATGACGACATCAGTGATGGTGACGTAGTCGCCATACTGCTGGAGGGTCACGGAGTAGTCGACGTTTGCCAGCTTGTTGCCGGCCGGGGTCACGCCTTCGACCAGCGGGGTGAGCGCCAGCGGGACGTAGAAATTGCCAGAGCCAGAGCCGGCAGTACCGGTAGCGCCGGACAGGAAGTAGCGACGCCACTTCGCGGTCTTGGTGCTGTTCTGAGCAATCGGATGGGACTGGCCGAACTTCTCGATCAGCATGACCGGAGCGGCGCGCGTCAACAGCTTCTTGACGACGTGAGCGGCTGTACGGGGGGTAATATCGCCGTAGGTAATCATGGTGCGGTTCTCCTAAAGAAAGCGGGTTACGGCTGCGTGTTGAGGGCAGCAGGGTTAAGCGTGGATGCGTGGTCAGCCGCAGCTGCGTGGTTGGTATCCAACTTAGCAGTGAGGGCAACGAACGCAGCACGCAAAGCGGCGAGGTCAGCTTGCACAGCGGCAAACATTTCCTTCGTCACAGTGTCCAGCCGTTCGGCGTGGATTCGTACAGTGCGAGCCATGTGGCCTCCTTAATACATCAGTTGTCGGAAGCGAGAGCTTCTTCCCACGCCCCGTCAAAATCGTTGGGGTCGACAGAATTCGCTGCAGCACTTCGTTTCGTACCGACTGCACCCATCGCCTGAGCCGCTTTCTTGGCCGCTTCGGAGAGTCCGGCGGGTTGAGACGGAGCAGAGGCTGCTGCCTTTGGCGTGGTCGGTTTCCCGGCCGGCGCTGCTGCAGCTGCTTGCCACTTCGTCTCATCTTTGAACCGTTGAATCATCGTGCTGACTTCTTCAGCGGTTCCTTGCTTCACTACGCCTTGGTATGCCGCCTTGAGGAAGGAAGGTTGTTTCTCAATCCAATCCATACAAGGCTGGTAAGCCGCGTCGTAGTCCTCGTGGGCCTCGTAAATCGCCGCCATGTGGTCGTTGGTCGTGTAAGTGTTGACCGACTCCTGCAGGGGGGTGAGAACTTTTCCCACTTCACTGAATGCGTATTTAAGCGTATCTACTTGGACTTGTCTACTCATCAATGAGAAAAGACGGTGGAGGTCAGGCCACTCGCGCTGGAGGGTCTCCAGCTCTGTCCTCTCCTCAGCAGAGTAGATTTCCGGCTCGGCAGCAGGAGCCGGCGCAGCAGCCGGTGCCGGAGCGGGAGCTGGCGCAGCTGTCTGCTGGGCGTTGAATCGCGCTTCGAGGTCAGCGAACTTCGCCTGCCAATCTACATTTTGAGCGCCCTGCTCACTGCCAGCAGGGTCAGTGCCTGCACCGTCTTGTGCTCCTTCACCATCGCCAGCAGCTGGGTCTGTTCCCGGTGCCGCAGGTTGTGCTGGATCGCCAGCCCCATCGGCCGGCTCATTTTCGAGTTGAGCATTGTTCTCAGGCAGGTCTGAACCGTCCTTCGGATCGGTCTCGGTGTTGGTGTCATTGTTGTCTTCCTTGTCGGTGAGCTCGTCAAAGACGCTTGCGAATTCTTCGTAGCCGTCTGCGGGGGTGTTTGCGTCCGTGGGCATTTTTATCTCCTAGATGGTTGGGTTGATCTTGTCCTGCTGGGCATCCAGAAGTTTCTGGTACGCCCGTATTTCGCCCTGCAGGCTACGAACCTCACCGATGTCCGTGGCCGTCATGAGTCTATTTAGTGACTGCTCCGAGAGGGTCTTTAGCAACTTGGACAGGGCTAGGCCCGTCACTTCGTCCCGACTTACCCGAAGCACCGCCTTCGCCTGCTCCAGAGCCTCCCGCTGGTTTTGCAGCACTGTTTGAGCCTTCTGCACTGATTTCTCCTTCCAGTTGTCCCATCGAGGCGTTGATCGTCTCGATCATGGTCTTGGCCATCGTCTGATCGGCGGCAGCCGCGTTCTTGTCGGCCTGCGTCAAACTCTTCGTTGCTTCGGCCAGCGTCTTGCGGACCTCGGCGCGGATGAGCTCCTGCGTCTGACCCTTCTCGGCCTGTGCAGCGGCAGCAGCATCTTCGTCGCGGCGCTTGGCTTCCGTCTTGTCGCAGAGCACGGCACCCACGTCGATGTCCCGAGCCGCGAGGCGCTCACGCAGCAGCTCATATGAGTTGATGTACCGCTTCTCTTCCGGCGACAGCGTCTGGCTCAGGTTGTCGAGGATCATCCCTCGGACCTCCTTAGCCATCAGCGAGGTGGCCCCGCGCGGGATGACTTGGTGGTCTCCCTTGATCGTGCGCTTGGGGTTGAACGCCATGTTGAACGCCACCAGCGAGGAAAGGACCGACTGGGTGAACAAGTCAAAATTCCGCACCACATCCTTGAACGGTAGCGCCGCATCGCCCTTCAGCATGCTGGCACCGGTGGCCGTCCGGAACGGCTCGCTCGGTCCCTTGCTCATATCGCCGCCAGTGGCCGCGTTGACGAACGTCTCGGTGTCGGCATACCCCATGAACAGTTCGTTGATCTTCAGCAAGTCACCAAGGTGGCTGTCGATCTGGACATTCTTCACGGCTGGAATCCCTGCTTCCGGGCCGGTGCCTTCCCGGTACCACGTCTTGTATGCGTGGACGGAGGTCAGGTCTTGGTCACGCATCAACAGGTCGACGTTGACTTCGAGGTTCGGCCCGCATACCACCCCGCCGTTGTCCATGATCATCCGGGCCGTCGAGGAGACGCCCATCTGGCTATCGCGCATGATGTTCGGCAGGCCGTTGCCGGTGATCGTCGACTCGTCTTCCTCGAAGATGAAGTGGTGGTACGAGTTCACCTTCTGGTCAAACTCCATCATCACCCATGGGTTCATATCCGCCTTGATGACCTTCCCGTCGATGAACCACACAATCGCTTCCACCTGCTCGTGCAGCTGGTCGTCGGCGATGTCGTACCCGGCTGCCTGCATGTCGTGGCC